ATCCGGCTCCAGCCGGAGCAGGGTAATCCCCGCCCGCCGCAATTCGTCCTCGGGCGGCGGGGCCTGGCGCTGGCCCAGGTATTCCCTGGCCCAGCGCCGGGCTAGGGCCTGGAGTTTCCCAGCCTATACCCGCCATTCAGGTCGGCCAGGATGGCCTGCAATACGGAGATAAACCAAAATCTATCTTTCATGGCCTCGGCCAGCGCTTCCCCGGAGAACTCGATTTCCATCCCCTTCCATCCCCGGAGGATGGTCTTCAGGTCTATGTCGCCATCGCGAAATTGCGGATCGAACAGATATCCGATCTGGATCGAATCGGTTTTTCGGGGGTTGGCCTCATCGCCTTCGGCAGGAGCGAGAGAGACGACATCGACGGGCAGCCAGCGCAGGAACGGGGTAGTTTGCAATTGGTACATGGGATCACCGGGAAATTAGGAAAATATCGTCATCCGTCGTGGAACCGCCCAGGGCGAAACCGGTATAGGCCTCGCCCTCGGCCTGAATCTGGCTGATCTTGCGGTCATCGCCATAGGTGCCGCGCAAAATCTTGTGGCGGGGGATCACGACCATGATGCGATTGCCCGCCACGGTCCCGACCCGGAACGCCACCGCGCCAGGGGTCGAATTGCGCAGCGGCGACCAATAATTCGCATCCGCCAATAGCTCGGTATCGACGGTAAAGCGGGTCTTGGGCATCCGGTCCACCAGGTCTACGCCCTCGTAGCCCGGCAGGTTGCGATATTGCACATCGCCGCCCTGATCGAATTCAAACCGGGCCAGCTTGATGTCCGGAGAACGGTAGCCATGGAAATACATCCCGCCCACATTGGCCTGGTTGAACGGCTTGGGCGACAGCCAGGTCGAAGAATCGATCACGGGGATCGACTGGTCGCTGATCGTGCCCAGCAGCCCGGTGTAGGTGAACTCCAAGTAGGGCAGCTTCAATGCCTCGAACACCAGCTTTACGCTGCCCCTGGCGCCCAGAAACACATGTCGGATCGCGCCCTCGCCCCAATACAGCGCGAGGGAGCTGCCGTCGATGGCCGCATCCGACACGGCGCGCCAGGCGATGCGCTTGCCGATCTGGTATTGGGTCGTGTCGTCCAGCGCCGTGGTCAGGGTTTCCGCCAGGGTGCACACCTTGGTGATCGGATCATAGGCGACGATCTCGCCCACTTGGCCGTGGCCGGTGCCGCCGGTAAAGTTGATGATGGCGCCGACATAGGCATGGTCCAGCGCGCTGGCGCCCGCCGCGAGGGTGATGGTGGTGGTAGAGCCCGCTTGGGCGGTACCGCTGACCGAACTGCTGAACGTGGTTCCCTCCCAGCCACAGCCGATCAACAATGGCCCCCATTGCGGCGAGACATCCTGAGTGCCAGACCCTGCCAAGTCGCAACGAAACGTCAGGGTGCCGTATTCGGTGACGCGGAGGGTATCGCGCGAGCCCCAGGCCGGCATGATGTTTTGGCGTGGCTCCAATTGGCCATCCACCGGTGTGAACGTGGCGCCTTCGTGTATCAGTATTCCGCTGACGCCCGAATCGGTTGCATAGGTGAGTTCCAGCCCCGCCTGCATGGTGCGGGTGGTGATGCGAATCGGACTACCCATGTTGGCTTACCTCTTGTGGTTCAGGTTCCGGTTCCGGTTTTTTCTTGCGTTTAGCTTCCGCATCAGCGGCGGGCGGCAGTTCCTGCCGTGCCAGCTTGTCTCGGTATTGTTGTCCGGGGAGAATCGAATCCGATTTCTCATCGTAATAGTTCAGCGGGATATCCATGGGTCACCAGTTTTGCAGGGTGTTGCCGGACTGGAATTGCACCAGCCAGTACAGTTTCGGGGGTGCGCGCAGGACGCATTTATCGGCCACGTATTGCAGCGGGTCGTATCCATCGGCGGGGGTTTGGCCCAGCAATCTGGCGTAAACCAGGTCGAGCAAGATTTCCATCTGCTCCAACGCCGCCGCGCCGGTGCGGTCAGTCGAATCCTGCACCATCGCGGCAATCGAGAAACGTTGCTCCCGGCACTGCCGCATAAACTGGCTGCCGGCGATCTCCGATGGCTCCGCCGTTCCCTGGGCCTCGCAAATCCACAGATGGCGCGGGAGATTGTTTTGCTCGGCCTGGCAATCCTCGACCGTGGCGGCGATGCCCACGGCGCGGTCCATGCCGGGGATTTCGCGGAGCAGCGCCTGTACGCCAGTGAGAATCATCGTCAATATTCCACGGAGAACACGCGCCTGGACTCGCCGAACTCGACGCTCAGTGCCGACGCAGAGGAGGCTACCCCGCCGGCGGAATCGGCGGCGGAGAGCCGGCCATCGGCGATGCCGGACAAAGCCGTGAGGGCCTGGTCGTAGCGCTTTTGCACATCCTCGGGGATGCCGGCTTTGTGCAAGTGATAAAACGCGATGTCGCAGGCGATATCCTGCACCGCGTCCGCCTCGATCGGGGCCAGGCCGCGGGTGGCCAGATAGCGATTGATCTCGCGATCCGCCCGCGCGATGGCGGCGCCGAGGACCTCGGCGTCGAGGCTCCAGACGCCGTGGCGGTCGGTCAACTGGATCAGCCGGTCCAGGCCAAACTCGGTTTCCAGATCGGTCTGGGAGCAGTAGGCCATCGTCTAGCCCTTCCGTTTGGCCGGTTTTTCGGAATCGGACAGGGTAGCGGCGGGCGAATCGGGCGCTTCCCGCACGATCAGCATGGGCTCGGCCCGGAGAATGGCCCATTGCTCCTCGGTGAACCATTCTTCCGGATAGCGGGTCTCCGCCATGGAATGGACCACGCCGCAACGGCGGAAGCCCTCGACTTTGGCGGTGATGCTTATAGCCATGGCACCACCACGATCCGGGCAGAATTGAACCAAGGGTTGTCGCCACCGCCGGTCAGCGTGGCGACGCCCACCACGGCGCGGGCCGAGGCCTCCAGCGCGGGTGGAACCACCAGCAGATTCGGCATGATGCCCAGGGGGCGTCCCTCATCGCTGCGGAAACCCATCATGGCCGCCCGCGCCGTCGCGTAATTCGTGGCATCGAGCGCCCCGCGCCAGGCATAGGCCGTTTGCCAGAAGCCGAAACCCGCCGCACCGCGCGCTTCGATGCCATAGCGATATTGGCGTTGCATGAATACCGACTCGTCTTCGGCGGTGTTCATGGCCAATAGCTGCGGAGTTTTGCGCTCTTGCCAGATCAATGGTTTGAGGGGGCGGTTGGCGTCCAGCAGATACCAGCGCGTGCCGGAGCCGCTGTCGGTGTAGTTGGCGACGGACACACCGGCTACCGGATGGTCCGTATCGAAGAAATATTGGCCGTCGTAGGCCAGGCCATAGGTTCCGGCGTGCGCATTGCCCAGCAAGGTGAAAATCTGTTCGTCCGGATAGGTCGCCGCCGCATATCCCTGCTCCTGAAAAATCGTCGAGTAAAACCCGAATTGATCGTCCTCCAGGTGATTGCGGTCCACACCGACGGTGGATTCGAAGTCCTTGTTGGTCAGGGTGTATTTCGCGGCGGAAAGATTCTTGATGTGCTTTTCGCCCACCCATTCGCGCACGCGGGGGAACTGGCCCAGCCAGCCATAGTTTTCGATCAGGGTGGTGCTTGGCACTCGGGTTGCCACCTCACCCCACTGCGGTTTCGCATCGCGAAAACCCTGGTTGAAGGAGGTTCTAAAGCCGTTGAACGCCGCCGATAAATTTGCATGATTGATAATCATAGCCACCTCTTAAAATTGGACCCAAACGCCATCGGAATCGACGCCGCGCACTATTCCCGCCACGCTGCGGGTGCTGCTGCCATTGGTTTTGGCGACGGTTTGATCGTCCACGATATAGCAATTGGCGCCATATTCGGTATTGGCGATGGCGTCCGTAGACGAGGAATTCCCGAATTTGAATACTCCGCGCCGGATCTTCACGTTAATGTCGCCGGCGCTGCCGGCGCTATTGTCGGCGCGTTCGACCGCCACGCCGACGGCGGCCAGGGTGGTGGCGGTCGCCCCCTTGGTGGCGTAGCCGGAGGAGTTCAGCGCCACGATGGCGCCCTGGTAAATCTTGGTGGAAGCGGCCACTGGAAAGGAATACTCCTGGCCGTCGCGTTTTGGGGTATCTCGGTCTGCGGTCAGTGCGCTCATGGCTGGCCCTCGGTTTTGGTTTTCAGGTAATCCTCAACGCTCAACCCCAAGGCCGCGCAGATGGCAGATTCCGCCGCGTCCAACGCGGCCACGGGAGAGCGGGGAGGCGCGCATCCGCCGGTCTGCATGCCGGACAGCGCCGCGATGGGTGCCAGAGCATCCAGGCAGGCGGTCAATTCGGCCAGGCTGCCCTTGGCTTTCACCGACTCCACATACTCGCGATTCAGCGCCGTGATGCGGCCATCGGCCTCGGCGGCCAGCCATAGCGGCTCGACCTGGGCCTCGAACAACCTGGCGGACAACTCCGCGATGCGCGCCTGGGCCGCCTGGTAGGTCGCGAACGGGACGAACCGCGCAGGATCGGGAGCGGCGCTGGCCTTGGCGGAAAGCTCCGCCACCACTGGACCCAGACCGGTAATCAAGGAGGCAGCGGCGGTGGGATTGGCGCTCAACAGGCCTTTCAGCTTGTCGAGTTGCGCCACCATATCGGTGGGCGTGGTGGTCAGTGGCAGATTGAGCAGATAACACAATCGCTCCATTAATTCTGGCATTTGCATGTATGGCTCCGGAATGGGGGTGAGGATTTGCGACGCGGCGGCCAGGCTCACAGGGTCCAGGCCATCTAGCGCGGGGTCGTTGGTCAGCGAAAAATGCAGGATGTCCAGCACGGCGCCGGTGGCCGGGTCGTAGGGGTAGACGGCGGAGGCATAGCGATATTCACCCGCCGCGATCATCGCCGCCGCGCGCTCGGTCCATTCCACGCGGGTGGCGAACAAGCCGACTCCCGACTCGTATTCGAGTCCGGTCCACCAGCCCGCTGCCGGTGCTGGCTGGCCCGATGCTTTCGCCTTCAGCGTGGCGTGCTCGTAGTCCACGACGCGCTTTCCCTTGCGGGAGGCGGATTGGGCGATCAGGCGCGCGGCGATCTCGGCATCCAGTTTCCATGCCTCGCATTCCGCCGGCCTGCCATCCACGGCGGAGAACAGGCCGTCGGGCAGCAGATGCACGCGACCGCCGGCGCTTTTGAGTTCAAGCGCCAGGGCGGCATAGGCAATGAGGGGGCAAGTTTGGTTTGGCATGGCACATAGCCTACCGATGCCTGGGTGGGATTGGAGCGGCAAGGGCTTGCCGTTTTTATTGGGATTGAGCCGCGTAGCGCACCTTCCACGGCGGTTGCGGTGCGCGATGCGCACCCTACATGTAACCGTTCACTCCCCCTCCCAGCGGGAGGGGGTTGGGGGAGGGAGTAGCCGCGTAGCCGCGTAGGGTGCGCATTGCGCACCTTCCACGGCGGTTGCGGTGCGCGATGCGCACCCTACATGTAACCGTTCACTCCCCCTCCCAGCGGGAGGGGGTTGGGGGGAGGGAGAATCATGATATGGCTGGAGTTTGCTATCTCTCCCCCCTCCCAACCTCCCCCCGCTGGGGGGAGGGGTCTGAACGGTTACCCCTACACCCGCTGGGGGGAGGGGTCTGAACGGTTACCCCTACATGGCTACATGGCTGGAGCGTGGGAACGATCACGTTGTGGTGTAACCCCATCTCAAACCCAGTTTAAAAACGCCATAACTCGTTTAATTTTGATTTTTACGGCTTCGGAGTACCCCAAGTAGCGGGTAGGCCGAAATCGCGTCTCTACGGGCGTTTATGCAAGGATTTGCGCCAGCCACTTTTCCAGTACGGCCAGCACCGCCTGTAGGTCGCCCTCGCCCAGGTTTTTCCCGTCGGCGGTGAGCATTCGGCGGGGCGGGATCGTTTGGGTCCGGTCGCCATAGGTGACCGCCTGCTCGAAGTTGCCCCGGCCTTTTTTGGCGAAGCGGCTTTTCCCCGACTTCCTGTCCACCTTGAATTCCACCCGCCTCGAATAAGCGAAGCGCTCGATCTGCGCGCCGAACTCATGCGCTGCCGCATAGGGCACGCCGAAGCCGACGGTTACTTTTTGACGGTCGGCGACCTGGGTCAGGGAGTTGCGCAGGCGGCGGGTTTGTTCGAGCAGCGTCCCCTGCCCGGACTTGGCGCGCTGGCGGGCGGTGGATGGCGCCCACTCTTTCCATTGCTCGCCGGTAGGGTCCGTCTTGGTGTCGAAGCGTATGTGCGTGCGTTCCTCCAGTTTGCCGCCGATCTCTTCCAGCACCGGCTGGAGGTTGCCGAGCCGCTGGCCCAGGGCATGGAAATATTGGACGATCTGGCGGTCGTCGACGGTGATGGTGATGGCGGTCATGGGCTATACTTCAAGACAAGGGACGGCGGCAAAATCTGCCCGCGATATGCTGAGGGAGCGCCTGGCTCCCAAAGGTTCTAAACCGGCCTGGCCGGGTAAATTGGCGGTGGCGCTTCGGCGCGCGGCAGCCCGCCACGCCATCCCCACGGGGCGACCAGGCGCGCCCTATCCATTCCCGCCCTCCATTGGTTTTTTTCTCAATCGCCCGATCTCCTTGTCACGCTTGGCCTCATCCTGCGATAAGCGCCGATAGCTCTGCACGAATAGGCCCTGCCCGGTGCGAGTGGCCTTGACCACCAAGACATATCCATCCGGATCGTCCAGAATGTATATCAGGCTGTATGGCGAATCCTGAATTCTCTCCCCACGATCGACCACGGTTTGCGCCAGCGAATATTCCGCGGGCTGTATATCCGGATGTTCGCGTCGCTGTTTGATGGCCGTATCCCGCGACAATACGGCGATCGAGCGGTTGGTTCCAATCGCGTCCGCTTGCTCTTGAGATATCACCACCAGGGGAAAAACCCCCTCGGGCTGGGCATACCAGCGCTGAAAAATCTCGCTGACCACCAAATCGCGTACCGCCCCCTTGGCCAGGGCGGGATCGGCGGCCTGCACCTTGTCCCGGAACGCTTGCAACAGATGCGCCTGCGCCGCCTTGCCGGGGTGGTAATCCCAGCCCGGATCGATGCCGGCGGGAATCCGGCGTGTTTCGCCGGTGCGCGGATTGGTCCATTCGATCGTGCCTTCCTTCGGCGGTTCGCCCTTCACTTCCAGCCCGCTCTTCTTCAGCTCGGCCACGCCATCGTCGCTGATGGGATAGGCCAGGCAGCGGCAACGCCAGCCGTTGGGCGGGTAATGGGTGTCCCACCAGACATGGGTGC